TGGAATTTTTTGTCGTTGTCGCCTTTGACAATAAATCCCCAGACAGACCGTTTTGACAAGATTTTTATGTATTTACTACCTTCAGAAACCTCAAGGCCTTCGTTGAATTCTGAAATCATTTCAAGATTGTGTGGTGACAGTTCATGAGTCCCATTGCGAGAGGTCCAGTTGAAATAATCAGATTTGATTGTTTCGAGGAGAGTTGCGATTTGTTCTTGCATTTTTAGTCCTTTCAGTGACTAGTGATTCTTTCTATATTATAGTTCTAACATATAATGATAGAAATGTCAAGCGGTATTTCGCATTTTTTCCAATTCTTTTTGTTGATTTCCGACAATATATCTTAAATCATCATTGCGTTGAGCAAGCACCATTGCCTGAGTTTTCCAGTAGGAAAGTTCAGAATTGTCTACTCTTTGTGAAGGTAAAAGTTTTAATGTATCCATAACATTCTCCTAAGTGATTCTGTTTCTACAACTAGAGTATCACAAAGCTACAGGAGAGTCAACAGTTAATTTACAGAATAATTAACCATAACATCTATTTGTTGTCCGATACGAACATTTGGACGATTATTATTTGCATATATCGACCGGCGAATAGTGGTTCCATGAACTCGTATGTCTAACCAATATTGTTCAACTACTTGATAGGCGTTGCGTCTATTGACTGTATGACAACGATTTTCGACTCTGGTGGTATTCTGTCCACTGGATTGATTGGCCCCAATGAAAGCACCGATAATCGCGCCGGTATTTCGATTGCGTACCTTACTTCCGCCGCGCAGTGAGTTGCCAATAATTCCACCAATGATTGCACCCTGCAAAACATTTGCATTATTAATCAATGGGACATGAACATTATTACAAACCAATTCGGGAACATTTTCATATCTTGTACTATAGATAGGTTGTATTCCAACAATAGTTCCGGTTGCTCTTTCGGCAGCTCGTACTGATAAACTTAGTGTATGAGAACATGCAGTAAGTAGAGTTGATAGTGCTAAGATTTTGATTGCCGTTTTAATCATTTGAAATTTCCTCTCAGATTTTCTAGGGCTCCAATCACGATTGATGGATATTCCCCCAAGTAACTACCCGCCGATAGATCGTCCAATTTGATTAAATCTTTATGGTGGTGGGTTATAAACATAAAGTTTTCTAGTATTCTCTTTGCAAGCGCATCATATGCGCCGTCTGTTAGTATCGGGTCGTCATCTTTATAATACGCATATGAAGCCATCAAATAATAAGGAATGGTCATATTTTCATTCTTATCAATGATGTCGTTCATATGCGTATCAATAATCATTAGACTCGTTGACTTTCTGCGTAGTCTTTAGCCTTCTGCTCATCAACAAAGAATTTCTTTGAGATGACTGATCTGCCGTCTTGCGACCAGACAGAATTGACTTCGGTTTTCTTTACTTCGAAACCGAAAATATGATCCCAATTTACAATGGGAGTGAGTTTTGTGTAACATTTATAGTTACGGTTTTCTTTAATTTTCATGCTAAGTTCATTACATCCTGTGCATAAGATTTATATTTGGGTTCTTTGAATCCGTCAAGTTCTTCCATTAACATCATCATACGGTTTTTAATAAAATAATCAAATACTTTTCGCATATCTCCTTTTGGGTCGTTATCAAATTGGGCGATAATATTATCTCTAATATCATCTGGCACTTTTGTAAGGTCTACTAACTGTTCGTTTCTCTTAAATCTCGCAAGCATATTCACATCCATAAAGTCTTCGGGATTTCTGGACATATCCATCCAGTTTACCAGACTCTTTTTAGTGATAGGCTTCTGACGGCGATTTTCTACAAAAACTTCATCGTCCGAAAGAAAATTGGGAATACCGTCCGACTTATCGCCGCGAATAATATGTTCGCGAAGAAATTGTTTCGGGTTGTCCTCTTTCAGAAACTTTTTCATAATCGTACTGTATTGAGACACATTGGGGTATTTTTGTAGTTGTTTAAAGTCTTTGTCACTTGAAACAATCATACACTTTTCACTCGGCGCAAATCTCTGCACCAACACCGCAATACAATCATCAGCTTCGGCGCGTTCCACCTCAACAATTTTGTAAGGAAAAACTTCTTTTAGGTCGCGTTTCATATCATTCATAGTATTGAAAATAAGACTCCAATCTATACCAGATGATTCGCGTTCTTTCTTTCTTGAAAATTTATAGTATGGAAAAAGGTCTTTTCTCCAATAATTTTTATTATCACAACAAATAACGACATTGCCATATTCTGCCGAAAACTTTTTCTTTATGTTAAGCAAACTTGTAAGGATCATATGGCGTACAAGATTTTCATCGATCTCGCTTGTCCGAGGCCCTACTTGTGTCATTAAGTTGGAGATAATAACTTGACTTAGGTCTATTAATATCATTTGTACATCTCTGTTTTGTTTCTACTACTATATATTACCACAACTACGCAGGGATGTCAATAGTTTTATTGAACCATTCTGGTATTTGTCGTTTTGTCCACACCATATTAAACCGATCTTGTTTGGTTTCGTAAAACATACGATAAGATTTTACAGGGTCTTCGGGGAAAATGCACTCTGGATTTGCCTTCATTGCAAGAGGAAATGGAGTAAGAGCATACCTATACCCATCTTTGATATTTTTTGGAAGTCTACCTAATGCATTACGCAATAGGGTGTCTGTCATATGAACTTTGCCGTATCGGTATGTATATTCTCTACATAGTTCTGAAAAATGGTCATAGTGCCACATATAGTTGTTATCACTGGCCATAGTCCACACGGTACACGGATGACTCATGTGAACAGCCTTATATAAGACGCTCTCACGCGCATCTGACAGTTCCCAATACTTTGACATAGTTTTGCCCGACTTGGACTTACGGCGTGTTTCTACACCGTCTAACATGCGGTGAGCAGTAGAAAGCATCTGAGCACTTTCTACTATCATTTTTACCACATGTTTATCGCACTGCAATTGGGCCGCAACTTTTGGGTCTTTGTCTAGTATAAAGATATTCACACAAAATCTCTCAAAGTTACTGACCGTGAAGAACATTTTAGTTTCCGCAAAGCATGGATAGTAATGCCACGAATTCTTTCACGAGTCACACAATATTGTTGACCAATTTCTTCTAATGTGTAAGATTTGTCTAAACCACCAAGTCCAAACCGCATCCGTACCACACGCTCTTCGCGGGGAGTGAGTGTAAGCAATGCAGATGTGATAGCAGCTTTTCTTTCTAGAATCACGACATGTTCATCATCATCAACTGTCAATTCAACATCGTCTAAAGAGTCCATATCTTCTGACACATAGTCTTCGAAATATTTCCGGTTTCTCATGTATCTACTTTTGAAAACACCTACTGTAGTCATAACGAATCATCCTCTCTTGTTACAATTAAATATACCACAAGAGAGGATGAGAGTCAAGTATTATTTTGCTATTTTATCTAAAGTCGCATTAATATCTTTCCTAAGTTTGGCATAACCACTAGGACTATCTAATTCAACATGAGTACTTATATGTTTCCTTAACTCATCTTCATGTTTTGGAAATCTTTTTATAATAGGTTGCAAAAACTTAGTAGGACTAAGCTTTTTATTATTTGATTCTTTTGCCTTTTTTATAGCAGACTTATCACCAATTTTAAATTTGCTAGCAAATTCACTAAAACTTTGTTCTTCGCCCATATTTGCATATGCTCTGAATTTTCTAGGGTTTATTTGGCCCGGAGTTTTATGTGTCATTTTCTTTGCTTTTGCGAGATTGGCCATGCCTTGCATCGCCCGATAACTAGCATTGCCCCTTTCAGTAACTTTTCTAATTTCTTTAAAAACTCTATTTGTATCACGGTCTAGTTTGTCCATTGTTCTTTGATACTTCACAGAATTTCCAGTAGTTTGCATCATTTTTTCTAATTGTGTATGCATGTCTATGATTTTTTGTATTTCTGCTTGCAGATCACTTACCGCTTCTTTTTGTTCGGCTGGGACTTTCTTATCACCATAATACCTAAATGAATCTCCAACTTCTCTTTTTGAGTATGTCCACTGTTTTTTTGCTTTGCGGTGAAAATCTTCTGCTTCTTTTTTAAATTTCGGAAACTCATTTCCACGATCCTTACCAGCGGATGGTATTGATGACTTCTGCACGGTTCCAACATGTTTGGATGTCATTTTTTCTAGTTTGTCTAGGATTTTATGCAATCCCTTGTCAATCTGTCCGGTCGTCCAAGGGAACAATTTAGAAACAATCTCATTTACTTCATTAGAGCCATTCAAGTCTTCACGCAATTCTTTAAAAGTTTTCATTTTTCTTTCCTTTTTTTCTTTATTTATAATAGTGCCATCTTACAAATATAATAAGAGTCCACTATATCAGATGTGGGGTTGCCAATCTTTTCAGACTTAATGACAAGCTCTTCCTGTAAATTTCTTGAAGTTTCTTGTAAAAATGATTCATACATTTTTTCTTTGTTTGCATTTCCTTTTCCGGTCGCAAACTTTTTGATTTCTGTTGGAGCGATAAGTTTATATTCTATATCTGCGTTCCAAATTTTCCATTTCAATAATCCAGTATTTTCCGCAATATGAAATACTTTACCTTTAGATCCATAACTATAATCTTCTATTGCAACTAATTCAATTCCATTTGATATGAGAATGTCCAAGGCCCAATCAGATATAAAGTCATATCGTTCTTCGGGGGTTTCCCACAATTTAAACTGTGGACTACCCTCTATATTTTTGTATTGATAATCTTCGTATTTTTTAACACCGGAGAGAAAAAAAGATTGACAGTTTTCAAAACTAAAATTTTCTTTCTCTCCGGTATAGATAGTCACCGCTGGACACGATAAACTATAATCAATACCACCTATTCTTCTTCCATCCATAATTCACTCTCGTCCACTTCATGCTCTGGTTCATCTATATTTATATAGATTTCAAGAGCCTCTCCGCAGACAGGGCAAAATCGAACTTCTTCATCATTATAGGTTTCTACTTTAAATTCAGCAGAACAGTGTTCGCAACCTATCGTTTCCATTTAATATTCCTTAATAATCAGATGTATATAGTAATATTAAAAAGTTATCTCACATGCACCACCGACACATGCGGCAGATCCCATTGTATCAATGTCTGTGAATTTCTTGGTTGTAAGTTGATATGTAAAGTCAACATGATTCATATTCTGTTGAATCTTAGTCCACTTATGGCACAAGAAAACATCCTTGAGACAATATTCCGCCATTTTCATATCTTTCATAAAGTAATTATCTGCAAATTTCTTAAACCTACGAATCCACTCGGCGCGTAAATCTGAAATTTCACCCTGATATTCTGGTGGCATTTGTGCAACTGAGCAGGCTTCCCAAAGATTATCAAACCCCTTGCGAGTATCTACAATCAAACCAGCAGCAAACAAAGCACCCCGACCATATTTTGCAACAATCTCATCTTCATCTAACACTTCAGTCATTGGGGCTTGGTGAAAGTCTTTGTCGCCCATACCAGATAGGAATGATACACCCGCAAAGAAATCTTTATTGTCAAACAAGTAATCTTCAACCTCTGACCACATATGTTCTGGTACTGTCACGGTGTTCGAAACATTATGTCTTACTGTTGGATCGGCGCAGAGGTGTTCATTTGTTCCCGCTTCTACCCAATTTTGTTGTACCTGTTGTACTTTTTCTAGTAATGCAGTACCGAATAATTCTTCTTTATATAAAGAACCTTCTGGCGAAATTACTGGAAATCCAATACAATAGTCTGTACGACTCGTAGACCATACTGACTCTTCAATCATATATGGATTGGATTTTGCAATTAACTGTGCGACTTCGGCATCCTTATTCATTTGAACATGTCGAATATATTTTGGAGCATGTTCTGCATGAATACCTGATGCAGTTTCTAAGAGAACAGAAGCGTTACCAGATGGTTTGACACATGTTGTACGCGCAGCCTGATTAATGCCAATTAATTCTGCAACCTGTTTGTTGACAGTTTTGACAATTTCTGCGCCGTCTTTTTGAATCTGATCGTCAAACAATACATCTGGATTATTCATCCAACCTGTTACCGATACACCAAGCAGGGCTTCACGATCAAAGATTTTCTTTGATGTTTCTGAGAGATATTTAAAGTCTGTATATCCTGCCTGCAATGTACCCATGATAGCACCCGCCCGACAGGCTTTAAAGAACTCTTCCTTAGTGGTACACTTACCACCATTGATTTCGGTAAGGTTACACCCCTGCCAACCGCTCTCACCGTCTATCTGTGGATACATACCAATTTCTACACATGGATTTGTGGTGTGCTCTGTATTGTCTACAAAGTAAAATCCTGGCTCCCCAAATTCCTTGATCGATTTCATACAATTAGAAAATTCATTTTTTGTAATCTCACTACGCACAATGACTGCCGAGTTATTTGATCTTCCTCTTTGTGGATTGTCGATAAACCAATTGCCGGTTTTTGCCGTCAACATTTCTTCGTCATCTTTAGAGAACAAACAAATGGTCGCAGAGCGTCTTACACCACCCGCCAGTACTGCATCTGCAGCGTGCATAGAGATATCATATACATGAATGGGAGATAGTCTTGTATCACCTTTGAGTACCAGAGTTTGAATTAGATGTTCAATTTTATCCAAAGCCTTGCGTAGTGGTTCTGGGCCGGGCGCTTTAAATCCACCAGAAATCATTGATCCTTGTGGGCGGACTTGTGACAGATCGAAATAAACTTTTCTGCCTTCAAATTCTGGACGAGTACCACCACCCACAAAATATGATGACATCAAGACTCCAAGAGCATCTGCCCAACCTTCGATACTATCTTCTATCAACCAACCTTTGGCCTGTTTCTTTCTTTCTGCAATATCTGGAATTTTTGCAACATGATGTTTCTGGACGGAGAATCCTGCACCGGCGCCGCAGAGTAGAATATAAAACAATTCTTGAAAATATGCAGCACGATCTGCATATGTGGATGTGCAGTTATACATACGCATTTGATGTTTAAGTAGTTGATCTCCTCCGAATTGCAATGCACGCTGCGCTCCGAGAGCATATTTCAGTTTATACGATGATTCGGCCTCATCGATCAACAATGACAATTCTGGTGTCATTTTATCCTTATAAAAATTTCTGTGCATATCCATGACGCGAATTACAGACTCATCCCAAATCTCATATCGTTCGAGATTATCATCCCATCGTGAATATGATTCATAGAATTTTGCCTGAGACATTACCGATCTCGCGTCCATATCTTTATTATTCGAATTTACTACTTTTAACATTCTTTTCCCTCTTCAATGAATATTCTAGCACCTTTTCCAAGACGCTATTTTTAATTTTGCTTCCAAGTCTTTACTGGTAGATTTACTTAGTATTCCCTGTAATTCTGTAATGTCGATTCCTGACAGAATCATATCATTAATATCTTTTTGTCGCACTTTTTCTGGCCATATTACAACCGAAAAATTATTGTCTATTGACTGCTCTATTTTCTTTACAATTTCCTTGTTTCTAGGCTCATTATCATAGACAAATACTACATCTGAAAAGTCTTTAAAATAACTTTTGTCTATGTCACTACCCGCCATAGCGAGCGCATTATCTACGAATAACGAGTCTATCGGACCTTCGACTACATATACAGTCTTAGTTGGATCGACTCTGTCCAAACCAAATATCTTTGGCACATCCTTCACCTTAATGGTGATATATCTCATATGAGATTTGGGATCGAGCGATCGTCCTTGTAAGGCTATCAAATCACACTTTTCATTGAAGAATGGTATGACTATTCGTTTTTCTTTTTGGGGAATATTGTTCGTTACTTTGAGTTTGTCCACTACAGATTTGAAATCATCTGTATAATATAACAAATCCATCATGGGCAACTTTCTACCCTCACAATAAACTCTAGCCGGATGAG